GGTTGTACATAACCTTGTTGAGGTGCTTGTTGTTGCACAGGTTGACCTGCTACTGGAGCCCCAGTATATACATTAGCTGCGCTACCTTGAGGTGCACCAAATACAGAGGATGCAGCTACTGGCATGCTACCCAATGCTTCACCATCGCGTACTTTTTGAACAGGACCTAAACCACATCCGATACCAGTGGATTGATTAGAATAGAAGAAGAATCGAACGAGTACATTGACATACATGCCGGAGTATACTTGTGTAGGATTTGTGAGAGGATTACCTTGAAGATCTACTACTTCAACTTTATAACTAGCGTCTTGTGCTGCCGTAAACACCCAATGACCTTTACATTCAGGACCAAACTCCTTACCAGATTGGGTGTAACCATCACCGTCATGAATTGGTACTTTTGGCTGTGCTGGAACACGTGCGCCGAATTTGGTACGCGCGGCTTGAATGGCAGCCTCGATAGCATTCATAAGCGCTTGGTGTTGAGCTACATCAGTTTTAGGCAAAAGAATAGTAGCTGAATATCTAGGTTTAGCACCAGGCTGTGTGGAATTAGCCCAAGGTTCTAATAGATGGCAATAGGATACACGAACATTTTGCAATAATACTTCAGTTGGTTGTGGAACGAATGACATAATTAATTACCTCCATTATTATCATTAGATACATTAAATATTTGCGCCGCAGTAGGTTGATTGGTAATCCGAGGGCGCTTATCGGATTCCTCAACTAGGGTAGGCTTGCCTGCTTTCTTAACGATCATGTCGCCTACCATATCATTAAATTGGGTTTTACCGATGGTCTTTTCCATCTGTGCCAATGTTAATGTCTTGCGTTCATACAGAATGCTTTCATCGATGCCAGCTTTGATTAAAGTATCGATAGCAGCATCGGTGTCTTGAAATGCCCGACTACCACGACCCTCTACGGCTTTCCAGCCAGGGACTGTCACCCCATTAAGAGATTCGGTGAGTGCGTAGTCTTTCATATCCTCGAGCCAAGCAGCGACATCTTTCCCTCGACGAAGGTATTCACCGAGTTCTGTCATCGAGATAAGTCGAGGATCATGATTAGCAACTAGCGCACTGTGCAATGAGTCGTTTGCATCATATCGGGCTTTGCACTGTTGTTTTGCCCTGCAGAATCTGCACCAGTCACCGGGTTCAAATTTACCGTTACCAGATATAGCCTCGTCTGCACGAGGTTTGACAAAGGTATTACCCCAATCCAGTAGTTCTGCCGTAGGGATTTCCCATTCGCTGATATTATTAACACGGGGCTGCACGATAGTCATTTTGACCGTATTGAACATATAGAGTAATCTATACGCATCAATCGCGCCAAGGGCATATAACATCATTTGCGGATTGTGTTCCGCATCAACGACTACCCCTTTTCCGTGCTTATAATCAACGATGTGCAAGGTGTCGCCGGATAGAATAATACAGTCAGCCGTGCCGAATCCATCGGGTACATAGCGGCTAAAGTCAACGCGTTTTTCAATGGCCACTACAGGAGTTGCCGTACAGCCTAACATAACGCCTTTAACATATTCGAGGTATGTTTCCGAGGTATCGTCCATTTCTGGTTGCCACAACTCATCCTTTTTGATTTTGTTGAACTTGCGAGTGTATGTGGATTTCGCCATGGCCGTGGTATACTTCTGTAGTTTTAGCTCACACAGTTCGTGTGCCAGGGTTCCTTCCTTTGCATACACAGATGTACTATCGGGAAAGTTCTCCTCTAGGAGAGGGGCGGCTGTACAATGCAGCCACCGGTGCGACCCCGATGCGTTTAATAATGCATGTGATCGAGGTGCCATTAGATTCTTGCCCCCAATCCTCTAATTGCATTTACTAATTCAGGGTATCTATCCTCAGGTACTTCACCTAAATATTGAACACCGAATTGTGCCATTAATTGTTGCAATTCTACAGCTTTCCCTGCGTCAAGTAATGGCGCAAGAGCCGCTTGAATTTCAGGCAATGTATACTTTTTAACTTCTTGAGATACCGGAGCAGTAACAGGTGTTTGTACAGGTGCTGCAGTTTGTACCGGTGCTGCAGTGGCTACGTTGACAGTTGGCGCCGTAACAGCTACTTGAGTAGGAGTAACTTGTACAGCTGCATTAGGTGCCGTCATGGATATGGAGTTTGGTTGCACCGCTACTGTTGTAGTAGGCACCCCTTGATTCGTATCTTGTGGTGTGAGATTAGATACGCACACGGACGGTGTCGCTACTGTAGATACCACTGTATCTACTATGCCAGGGGCTTTATCATCCATTGCTCTATCGTTATCTACAAAACTTCTGAATTGATTTAACACAGCTTTTAGCTGGTTATATACATCTAGTACATTAACTCCTTGAACTTCAACTTTAATCATTGTTTAAATCCTCCTGAATATTAATAATTGATTGGTTGTAATACGATTCTTTTAACTCAAAACCTAAAGCCCTACGCCCCATACGAAGTGCCATAACTGGTACAGTACCAATACCGGCAAACGGATCAAGTACGATATCATTTGGGTTACTCCACAATTCTATGCAACGAGCCACAGTATCTAGCTGTAGCGGGCAAATATGGCGTTCATCCTTATTGTCACGAGCTGCTTTATAATTCAGCGTATGTGTTTGGCGGATATCGGCCCATACAGGATTAGCATATCGGCGCCATACTTGATGGCTATACACAGGCTCCGTATTGTATTTTTGCTTTTTATCAAACAACTCAGGATCGGGCGCAGGTCTTTCAACTCCTTTGATGCCCTCAGGTTCCTCTTGACCAAAAAACTGAGTAAATCCATCCGGATGTGCGATGGGCTCCGGATTGTCACCAGGTTTACGCAATGTCACGATGTAATCGGGCGCCCCCATTCTACACATGGCAGAATCTTTTACAATTTGCTTGTGTAAAAGCCCTAGCGCTTTTGTCCGAGTAGCCTCAATGAGAGGATCTTTCCAAATCGTGACTCGGGAATGCATCACGAATCCAGCATCCTGGAAGGCTCGAATAATGTCACCAGGAAAATCTTTCATTCCGATAACACCGTCCCTAGATTTCGTGAGTGGCAAATCCATACAATGAACTGATACTAATCGCCCAGGCATTATTACGCGGTATAGTTCTGTGATCAAGTACTTGAAGTGCTGCCAAAACTCACTATCAGTAGATGAGTTTCCCATATCCCTATCAGAATTAGAGTAGACATACAAACTACTAAAAGGAGGGCTAAATATGGAGTAATGAACGCTATCATCAGGCAGACCTTTTAGCACTTCTACTGAGTCGCCATTATAAATTGCAAATCGGGACTCAATTAACTGATTTAGCACGTTCACGTTGTAGGTCCTCCTTTGCTTTCTTATTTAGCGCATGCAGCATTGCAAATCCAAAAAAGGCGGCTACTCCTTTATTCATGCCTGCATCAACGGCTAATCTAATTGATTTAGCTGCTTTTAGTTCATTGATGTGGATGACTCTTATGTTATGATCCTTAGCATAAGCTAACTCCAAATTGCACCCGGTTGAGTTCTCCCATCCGTTGCACATTATGATTGCATCGCAACCACTTAGAAGGTCAATACACCAGCCTATGCCGGTATCATAATCAACCTTGTTATATAAATGCCCAAACATATGTATAGGTGATAGGAATATATTATGCGTATCACTGCCAAAAGGTTCCTTTATCGGAAATACGCCCATATCGTCCTGCAGCCACTTTAATACAGAGTCAGCATTCTTTTTGTTTTTAGCCAACCCTCCGAATGGATGGCTAACGTAAATTTTAGTCATATAACAGCCCTCATTTCTGCCCAGTTAGGTAACGCCATCGGCACACACGGATTGTATTCCGTTGATTCCCGTCTAGTTTTAGATAATTCAGTACGAACAGCATCACGGGTTAGCGCAATCATAGCGTCCCTCATTTTTATAGCATCTGCTTCCTTACGTTCGATGTTTGCTTTAACCGCGCCCTCCTTTTCGGAAATTACGATATATGCGTTCACCTCATGCTTCTGGCCAAATCGCCAGCATCGTCGAAGTGCTTGATAATACTGTTCATAACTATCGGATAGCCCAACGAATATCATATTGTGGCAGTTTTGCCAGTTCATTCCGAATCCGGCGATACTTGGTTTTGTTACCAAGCATTTTAGGAATCCAGAACCAAAACCTAACATCATGCCCTGTTTTCGAGTTGCCTTATCACTACCTTTGACATCCTCTGCGAGATCAATCATTTCTTTCAAAGTAGTCGATTCATCATTAAGGTCGCACCATACTAGCCATTGCTCATTAGATGCATTGACTAAATCAGCTGCTGCTCTACATCTTGATTCAAGAGATGCTTTGCGGGCTCTGCGGCGTTCCAATAATGATAAAGTAGGGATATCTTCGCCAGTTTTATCAACTACGATTTCATGTACATGTAAATCAGGCAATTTATAGCCATCATCTTCATACCCCAGGGATGCCGGGTTATCTAGCACGACTGCCCATGACGCCATCCATTCCCAAAAGGTATTTTCTGCATGACCTTTTAATCGCCATTTAGCGGTATCACTACCATCGTGCGTGAAATACATAGATAACATCTCATTACGGCTCATAATGCCGAGGAACTCTGCATGATTGCCAAGCTCCATATAGTCATTCGGTGCAGGCGTTGCCGTACATGCCAACCGATATGGTGTATTACTGAATCGATTTATTAAATCCGTACGTACTTTACCAGTAAATGACTTTAGGATACTTGATTCATCAAGCACGACACCTATCAGATTGTCGGTATTGAATCGTCCCAATTTCTCATAATTCGTAATATTAACGCCCGGCACAATGTCATCATCAGATTCACATATAGTCACAGGAATATCGAAACGTTCACCCTCGGACTGTGTTTGAGCGGCCACAGCTAGTGGTGCTAATATGAGTACTGATCCACCTGTATGTAGATAAATCTCATACGCCCAGGACAGCTGCATTAAAGTTTTACCTAATCCGCAATCTGCGAATATAGCAGCTTTACCTTTTGCCAAGGCCCATTTAACGATATCTCGTTGGAAGTCAAATAAATGCTTGTTTAACATACCTGCGTCAATAACAAATCCATGAGATTCTGACATTTTAGACTTGGAGTTGATGAAAGCGTTATAATTCATCGACAGACGCCTTCACAGATTCATACTCAGTAAGTAATGCCGAGAATTCTGGATTATCTTTTGCAAGCAACCGATACATGGTCAAACGCTCAGCGTTCTTAGCCTTTTGCTCGAGTTTATTTTCGATGTCCTCCAGCTTAGCTCGATCACTTTCGCGTTTATCACATTTAGAAGTATCAACAACGGCTATAACCTGCTTAACGATGTTCCCTTTAAAGCCTTGCATCCGAACAGTATCGAGGTCTTTTGCCTTTTTCAAAACACGGGCAAGACCTAAGCCGTTTCTTGATTTAACAACAACCCAATCACCAACACCAATGTTATCGATTGGAACATTTGTATCGGATTCGTAATATCTAAACCAAAATTCATCTGGGTTATGAATAGGTGTGTTATTTTGCCAGTAATAATCACTGGTATCGTAAGTAACTAATAGGAATTCCATAAGTTGTCCTTTCTGTGATATAATCAACGTAGAATAATATTTTTCTAATTTGAGCTTGTTGATGTTGCAGCATCATCAGGCTCATTTTTTATGCCCAAATCCTCGCATTCATCAGGAATGCAGTAGTCTCGCTTTGGACATTTGCTACAGTCTCGCAATTTAATCACCACCTT